GTTTGTTATTGGGAAATATATACTAGTAATGATTTAGCAAGGCTTGCTCCTGCTATTACTCAAGCAACTATGATACATATGTTACATAGGTTTGCTGAACAAAATAAGTTGGAAGAAGTCCAAGTAGTAGAACAACTGATAGGAAACTTTGTTCGGCTATTAGTTAATTTAGATGGTGAATCTAATGAAGAAGAGTGAATGGATTTACTTAGCAAATGCTATGTGGACATACTCCGAAAAACATGAAGGTGAGATATCCCGCCTTCTAAAAGAAGTGGTTATCAAATTAAATAATAATATGGAAGTGATTATAGATGACATGGGAAATAATGAGCCGAATGTTAGAATCAAATGATTCTATCGCACAAACACAGCAAATAAATGGAATAGTTAGAAGTTTGAGAAACTCCGGATTGCTGACGAATAGAGTATTACCTATTCTAGATAAGGATAATTTACCAAGCAATAATATTGGATTGTCTAGAGCAAAAAAGTGGTTAGCAAAAATCTTCGAAGTATTTGAAAGTGAAATTGATGGTCTTTATGCCGCACATAATTGTTTAGGTTCGGCTATTTATTACTTAGAGCCTTCAGCAGAATGTAAAAAACAATACTCTCTAAAACAAGTTTATGATTTATTAATAATGGACACCGGAACTATTGATTCTAATTGCTTCAAACTATTAGAAGAAATACTACCGAATATGTCTGCTAATGCTAGACAATGGTTTGTTAGATATTGGATTAGAAAACCTAGAAACGGAATCAATGAAGGTATCGTAACTAAAATACTGGCCAAGCAATACAATAAACCTGTAAAAGAAGTTAAGAAACATTTGAATTTCAATAGTTTAGATGTAGTAGTGTATCATTATAATCAGTCAAAAGACCCGCCATGTAATTTAACGCATGGTAAATTTGTAAAACCAATGCTAGCCAAAGAAGTCCCTATGGATAAGTGGCCAACAAATAGAATTGTAGATTACAAGTATGATGGTAATAGATACCAAATACATAAGCAAGGAGATAATGTAATTATCTTTAATCGTAAAGGTTCTATTGTTACAGAACAATTCCAAGATGTAGTAGAATCAGTTAGAGAATATTATATTGATTGTATTCTAGATGGAGAGATTTATCCAATCAAAGATGATGGTTCACCTGCTGAACATAAACTAATGGGAACAAGAGTTCACTCTAAAGACCATGCAGAAGCAAGAGAAAAAGTCCCTGTTAAATGGGTTATTTTTGATTGCCTAAAAATCGGATTAGAAACTATAATGGAATTACCTTACTCTAAAAGAGTGCTAAAAATGTCTAAATTACCCGACCAAGCACACAGAATGGCCGAAGATGGTGATACATTAGCATTCTATAACCAAGCCATTAATGATGGATTTGAAGGCATCATAGTTAAAGATTCATCGCTACCTTATGAAGCAGGAAAGCGAAGTATCGGGTGGGCTAAGTATAAACCACCTAGAATAAATCTCGATGTTGTAATTGTTAAGGCTAAATATGGTCAAGGCAATAGGTCAAATGTATTTGGAACATTTGAGATAGCAGTTAAAAATGATACTGAATTTGTTTCAGTTGGTAGTGTAGGTTCCGGCTTTAGTGATGAAGATTTAATCAAACTAACAAATACACTAAGAAGAAATGTTATTTCCTTTGAAAATAAAACATTTGAGTTAGCACCTAAAGTTATTCTAGAAGTTACTGCTGATTTAGTTTCTAGAGATGAGAATAATAATCTAGGCTTAAGATTCCCAAGATGTATTAGAATTAGAGATGATAAATTCGTTGCTGATATTAATACTCTACAAGATGTGGAGGCATTAGAATGATAGAAGTAGGAGATATGACAATAATAGGCACAACGACATACCGTTGTATTAGAATAGATAGTGATGATAATGTTTATCTAAAAAACATATTACATGACAAAGGTAGAGCATTAGTGCAAAAAAGAGAACTTTGTCCTTATATCAAGGACAATGAATTGATTGTTCCGGAACAACCGAAGAAGAAAAGGATGGTAACTAGAATAAACATATCTAAGATTGTAAAAGAAAGCACAGACATGACAGTATCGAATACAGCAAAGCGGTTTTTAGTAGAATGGGTAGATACCGCAGTTGCTAATCTAATAGCAAACGGTGAGAAAAATGCTATAAGTCGTGGTAAGAAACGAATAACAGCCGCAGACCTCTTTTGGCTAGAAACAAACAATTTACCTAGAGGATATTGGAAGGATAATGAAGTATTCTTTAAGGAGTAATTGCCATGTATGATGATGAAACTATCATTGAATGGATAGATTTGTATGGTAACGCTACTAGTTTCAATTTCATAGTTTATGGAATAATAAAAGAAGAGGATGTTACTATGTTAATGAGAGGAGTAATGTTTCAATTGCTAAAAGATAAGCAAAGTTATCCTTGTCCCATGCTAATTGTAACTGATGAAATTGATGAAGAAAAGGCCGTTGCTATGAAATCATTTCAAGGAACGAGTGTTTCTTTTGTTTTCGGTGGAGAAGTTCTAATGATAGAAGATACAATTAAGAAATTAGTGGCAGACGGATTAGATTTCTTGAGGTTTAAGAACGAATATTTAGGATATCATTTGTGTGATAGTCATGTATAGTAAAGATATGATAGTAGGAATCTTATTGAGCAAAGGCAATTTTTCAGTTTCTATTCAAGAAAACAACAGGTTTTCCATAGGATATAGGATAAGCCCTAAAATAATAATAAGAGGAAACATGAGTTTCTTAGAAGCAATCAGCCGTTCTTTGAAACAGCATTTAGTGGATTGTAATATAAAAGAAAAAGAATCCAATAATAGCCCAAGACCTATATTAAAAATAACTGGGTTAAATAACATAACTAACACAATTGCACTAATTCCAGATTTACCTGATGCTAACGATAAGTTAGAGGGTTTTAAACAAGCACTAAAAATCATAATAGAAGGCAAGCATAAACAATTAAACGGATTAGAAACAATAATGAAAATAAAGGGAGTTTTATAATGGGATTAAAAAATATAAATAAAAAAAGAGCAATATTGGTAGTAGGAAAAACAGGGACAGGAAAAACAACAAAAGCGAAAACATTTGTGAATGACCCTATTATTTTCTATGGTAGCGATGAAATAAATTTTGATTTAGGTTCATTTCCTGTGGAAAGGGGTATTATCATAGAAGATATACATTACAAGCCCCGAAAGGATATGATAAAGAATATCATAAGACAGTATCGTGGTCAAGTGGTTTTGACTTCTATAAATAAGAAATCTGTAAAGTGGGTTCATTCGATGTGCCAAGTAAAACTAGCAGGTTCTACTAAGCATTTAGAAAACGAAATAAAACAAGTAGCACCAAATAGTGAACCTCCGATGCTTATGGAAAAGGGAGAGTTTGAATTAATCTATCCCTTTATGAAAAGCAAGAATAGAGACAAGATTAAGGATTTGCTTCTTTACAATGAGCCTAAAGATTACAGCATTCTTAATTTATTAGTTCAAGTATTACACCCGACTAGGCTAATTTTGATAGACTCTACTGTAAAGAGAAGGTGGCATAAAAGGTATTTTTATGAAATGTTAGCCTATTGTCATGAAGGCGGTGGCGTAGCAGTTATACCTAGAGGAAAACCTAGAACTGATAAAGCAAAGGAAGATAAAAGAATCAAAGATAACTTTCGTAGTTTATCTAGAAAACTGAAAGTGAAAGATGTTAGAGTTTTTCAACAACTATGTAAAGATAATATGTTGAAAGACCATTTCAAGAAGAAACTATCTCATAGCGAGTGTAGGCTTCTTAATTTGGGAGAAAAGAAAAAGCCCAAAAAGAAAGAAAAAATAACAGTAAAACAAATGAGTATAGAGGAATTTTTATGAAAAATAAATGGATGCATATGAGAATAAAAGAAATGTTGAATAATAAAGAAATGACTACAGGGCAAATCAAAGAAGGTCTTTGGAATGCTAAGACTAAGAAAGGCACGCCTGTAAAGAAAGGAATGCCATCTACACATCAATTACAAATGCTTCTTAAAATACATTATGAGAAAGCAGGATTTTGTAATCAAGTGACACAAACAATATGGAGGAATAAAGATGCTTGAGGTAATATTAACAGCAGTATTTTTTGCATTTTGTTATTGGTTAGGCGGGCTATTGATGCCGGAGTTTAAACCAATACAACAAGAACTGATTAAATTTGAGGAGGAATAAAAATGAAAGCGTCAGAAAGAATAAAAGAAATAGAAAACAGATTAAAAGACTACAAGGAATTATTAAAGGAATTGGAAGAAATAGACACTATTTATGAAACCTTAGATTGGGTTGATATTTACAAACCCCATCACATAGGTATGGAATTGTCTCAAGCAATATATGATGTTGAGAAAAAAATACAAGCAATAGAATCTAAATTGGAGAGGATATAATGCTATGGACAGAAAAATACAGACCAAGTAAATTAGAACACATTATCGGACAAGAGCATTTTGTTTTAGATGCTAAAACATGGGTAGAAGAAAACAACATGCCTAATGTTTTGCTTTATGGAAATGCAGGTAATGGAAAGACAGGAGCAGGAATAGTCTTAGGAAAAGAAATACTGAAAGATAGTTTCAAAGAAAACTTCTATGAAGTAAATGCTTCCGATGACAGAAGATTAGAAATGGTTAGAACCACTATCAAAGAAGTAGCACAAAGCCGTTCAATTGGCGGTGTTCCTTTCAAAATTATGTTGTTAGATGAAATGGATGGAATGACTGGAGACGCACAAAATGCCTTGAAAAGAATTATGGAAAGATATGCAAATAATATTCGTTTTGTTATTACTTGTAATAACAGAAACAAAATTGTATTTCCTATACAAAGTAGATGTGCTAATTATCATTTTAAACCATTAAGCAACAATTCGGTAAAACAAGTCTTAAAGTCTATTTTGTCAAAAGAGAACATTGATAGGTTTTCGGATGAAGAATTAGACTCCTTTATATATGCTATGAACGGTGATATGAGGAGAGCGATAACCGAATTACAGGCCGCCAAGTCAAGTGGAACCACACTCAAGAAACAAGTGTCGGCTTCACTAGATGACTTCAAAAAATTGATAATGAAAATGAATCAAAGAAATACTAGTGCATTAGGGGATATTCACGATATGATATATTACGGACTTTCAATGAAAGAAATATGTTTAGGATTACACGATGCTGTAATTGAAATGGATGAACTAGACAGCACTACTAAATTTAAATTCCTTAGAACTATAGGGGAAAGCGAATGGCGTTCCACTACTATGACCCCTAAAGTGCTAGCCTCATGGTTAGTAGGAAATATATAGAATTGGAGCAAAAATACAGGAGTGAAAATATATGAACGAAGATATGAAAAATGAAATAGCAAAGAGCGCACAATACATCGGTATGAGCGTTGAAGAAGCAGAAGCAAAGTTCGTGGAAGTATGCGAACAAAATGGTATTGAGCCAACAAACCCAATTGCTAAGGGTATTTGGCGAAACTATGTTGCTAATGCAAGAAGAAGCCAAGAGACGAAAGAAACCAAAGATTCGGGTGAATCATGGTATAAAGCGGCATTTGGATTCTTTGTTTCTTTAGACGCACCTAGAGATAGTATGGCATGGAACAGAATGAAAGCACAAGAAGAATACCTAAGAAATGAAGATAATGCTTTAGAGAAAGGTATTGTTGCTGTGGCTGTAGAAAATGCACTAGGAAAATATACTGTATCTAGATACCATAACGGTGAATATAGAGAAAAGGTAATGCCGGAACTTCCCGAAGGGGCAGTAACATTAGAAGATGGAAGAATCTATATTCCACTTGATTCTACTGAATCTTATATGAGTGGCGAAAAGAATCAAAACTATGGTAGACCTTTGCCTGCTCAATTGATGAGAAGAAGTGGAATTTTCTTTGGCTCAATTGGAGTTAATGGTGAAATGAAACCATACTACTTCTCTTACAAAGGGCAGGCAGGAGTTGATTTTGCTCCTAACACCTTTGAATGGGTGCATTTCCTATGTGTTGCTAATGATAACGGAACTGATATTTATGGTGCTAAGGATTTAACTGTTAATAGTTTAAGTCTAAATAATGAAATGAATCCTGATAATGATTTGTTTAGAGATATGTCAAACTTTAGTTTTGAAGATTGCCTAAAAGAACATTTCAAGAGCAACCTAATACCATTAGTTGATATGGACAAAGAGCATATAGTTAGGCAATCTCTACCTGTTAAGGAGAGATTTATTATTACAGATGGAACAGTTTGTAATATGAATATGACTCCGACATCTAACGGTAATAGAATCATTAATCTTACAGACTTAGATGCTGAATTAGATTATGAAAGTGATTCGGGAACAACAACCTGTTGGATTCCGGAACATCTATCATTAGATTTCGGCATAGGTTCTACAGTTATTGTTGTTGGTAGAACCAGTCAATCAATTAATGATGAAGGTACTCAACCTGCTACACTAAATGTTTCGGGGCTTTATTGCACTGAAAAGCATGGTTCAGCAGTAGAAGTATCACAACCAGTAGAATCTAATTTCGATTGGTTTTGATTAATTCCTAAGCGGGTTTTGAGCATGCCCCGCTTTCATTACAAGTGTAAGTGTGAACTTGTGGGAAAAGATTGATACTCGACTAGGTGCGAAGCCTATCCTTATGAGGAATAGATATGATAAAAATTGAAAAGAATTATTTAGAAACAGATAGAGCAATTACAGACATTAATTGTGTAACCCATATTTCATGGGCGCACATCGAAGACGGTGTTTATGATGTTAAAATACATTTTAGCGAAGAAGACAAAGAAATAATACAAGAAATGTCTAAAAAAGAATTAGAAGAAGTAAAGGTATTCTATATGAATAGAAAGATACCTCCTCCGATAGAATGGAGAGATTCTTCTTCTGCATCCTTTAATTTGAACAAAAGAGAACGCATCTCAATAGAAGATGGGATTGTAAAGAAAGAAAGAGCATGGGTTACTGATTTAGCAACTACAGATTTCATAACTTGGAGACAAGATGAAGAGAGCCTGAATTATATGGTTAAACTGCATTCCGGTTCTAAGTTTCTTAGGTTTTGGATGAATGATAAAAAAGAAATAAATGAAATAATAGAATTATGGAAAATGTATAGGTGATATATATGGGATTAACAAATAATATAAATAAAGAAATGATAGAAAAAGCAGGAAATAACAGAAGAGTAGAAGCATTTAGAGACAAACTAAAAACCCAAACAGAAGGTAGACTACAAAGAAATAGTCGCCTAGTATGTGGTATTTGGGGAGAACCTAAAACAGTCAAGAGTGGATTAGCATTGGATTTTCCCGATAAGAAAATTTATGTTTTAGATTGGGATGATGGTTGCGAACCAACATGGAGACAAAATCATGAAATGACTGACAGAATTACTTTATGGAATCCGGAAGTAAGAAACCAAAATGGCGAACTAGATATACAAAAGTCCGAAGCAAACTCCGAAGATTTTGTTTTGTTTGTAAAAGAACAAATCGAAAAAGGAGAAGATGTTTTGTTTGTATTTGATGGAGTAGATAAATGGCTAGACTGTTGCACACTTCATGTTACAGGAAGTTCTAAGATTGGTAAGCCACAGAAGATGAAGTTTGAGTGGGGTAAAAGAAATGCACCATTTTACTCTTTATTGGCTATGTGCAAGAATCTTAATTGTGACCAAATTTACATTACTCACGCTAAGGCTGATTATGGCGCAACAGGTGAAGTAATAGGAACAAAACCTAATTGGCACAATTGGGGTGATTTCTTACACCAAATAATCAACACAAAAAGAATTCTAAAGAAAGGCGATGTAGCATACAAAGCGACTCTTATGAGTAGTAAAACAAATACATCCCTAGTTGGAACTTCTTGGGAAACTCTAGTTGTTGGTAGTGGCAAAGTAGAATGGAATGGAATTAAGGAATTGAGAGAGGGAGAAATATGAAATTCACAGTAGATAGTAAAATACTAAAAGAAGCAATTAATAGCATACAGGTAAAGGGTAAGTCCACAACCAACAATGGTTTTGGTATTACTAGTTTAGGCCATTGTGCTTATATTATTTTGGCAGGAAATACTCTACAAATATGGAATGGAGATTCTACCTTTTGCGTTAAGATTGCCTTAACAGTAGAAGGAGAAAGAGATGGCGATTGTGTGGTAGATGTTAGTATGGTTATACCTTACCTAAATTCTTTTGGAGAGAATACAGTAGTAGATGTTGATGACTTCATGTCTCTATCTAGTGGTAGAAAGAAGGCTTCAGTTCCTTTGATTACAAATCATCCTAATGAACAGGCTTTGGAGACATTAAAGAATATGCTACTTCACATCAACTATACCCCTAACCCGAATGTATTATTCAATTTTGGTAAGTCTAAGTTTGAGGTAGCATTTACAATATCTCAAGAACAGTTGAATGATGCAATTAAAACTTGTGAACTTGTAAAAACAGGTGTCTATAAATTTGACTTTAATAAATCTAAAGAAGAACCATATGCAGGAACACTCGAAGTTTCTTCTAGACAAAATGCTACAAATAAATATGATGAAATTATTACACCAGTATTTAGAACAGGTGATGGTGGGGCAACATTAGAATTTTCAAGCCCTATTCACAAGTTTTTCCAAAAAGGCCAAATGCTAAACATATACATGAAAGACGAATTCCCACTACTGATTGTTTCAAATGATAGACTACTATTGAAAGCACCTTTCGTTAGTGGTGATTAAATGATTATAAGCAGAACAAATGAAGGAGATAAGATATATCTTTCGTGGAGAGAAAACGGTAAAAAGGAACACAAGACTGTTTCCTTTGCTCCTTACTTTTATGTTGAAGAAGATTCTAGAGAGCCTCCATCCTATAAAGCCTCTAAATATATTACTAGAGACTTTGAGTATATTCGTGGTGATTGGGTAAATCTAGATGGTGTTAAACTAAAGAAGGTAATAGTAGAATCATCCTTCGATGTTAGCAAAGCGAAAAATATGTTTAAAAGAACTTATGAAGCAGATGTTCCTTTTCATTTTAGATACGCAGTTGATTGTATTGATGATATGCCCGAATATAATTTGAGAAAATGGTATTGGGATATGGAATGGCAACAAGGCGGAGAACACCACGATAAGATTACTACTATTGTAATGTATGATAATTATGATAA